GAAACAGACAAAGCTAGTGCTAATGATAAATTAAAAGCATTAGGTTTAACAGACGACGAGATAGAGGCAATTAAATCATGAGCAGTACAATACAAGTAGATACAATCAAAGACATTGGTGGTAACACCATGCTCTCGAGCAACGGCTCAGGAACAATAACTGGTTTGCCCGCATCCGCTGTAAGTTCAGGTACAATTGCAACAGCAAGACTTGGATCAGGAACTGCAAGCTCAAGTACATTCTTACGAGGAGATCAAACTTATGCTGCAGCAGGTGGAGGATCTTTAATTAAACTTGCTAGCGGAGATGCAAGCTCAGCAATAAATCAAGATTTCTCTGGTTTTATTAATACAAGTTCTTACAATATGTATCAAGTTCAATTAAGTAATGTAGTAGGTTTGCAAGGAAATAATTTTTATTTTAGATATTTAAGTTCTAGTGGTGCAGAAACAGGAAGTAACTATAGTTGGGTATATGAAGGTCGAAGAAGTAGTAATCAAGATTTTGGTGCTGGTGGAGAATCAGTTGCTTATATTGAATTAGGAAGTCCTTTAGCTGCTGGCGGTGCTAACAATTCAGCGGCTGTTTATTCTTTTACTTTGGTATGTAATCCCAATGGTAGCTTTGCAGCTAATACTCTTTTTGGTTCAAATTGGGGGTATAGAGCAGATTATGCAGATCAAGTTTATGCTAATTTTATGGGTAGTTGGAATAGCCAAACTCAAGCAACAGGTTTTAGAATTTATGCTGGAGGCAATGATGCCACAACTTTTCAATATGCAATATATGGGTACACAGACTAATGGTAGATTATAACAATAAAATTACTTTAGACGGAATTACAACAACAGAAATAACTGGTGCCGAAAAAATACAACTTGAATCTGATAGAGCATCTTTTGCTGCTAAATCTGGAGAAAGAAAATTAAAAATTATTAAACAAATTAGATTAGAAAAATTAATTGAAACTGATTATCTCTCTAATTCAGATGTAACAATGCCTAATAATATTAAAACTTTTAGACAATCTTTAAGAGACATTCCAACTAATCATACTGATGAAGATGCTTACGATTTATTATTAGTAAGAGACGCAGAGGGCAAACTAACACATTCAATATGGAGTAAACCATGACACTAACAACAATCAACCTTGCAGCTTTAGGCGATACAATAAATTTAAGCACTGAAGTTACTGGTACCTTGCCTGTCCCTAACGGTGGAACTGGTTTAGCATCTGGTACAACAGACCAACTATTAAAATTTACAGGGTCTACAACTTTAGCTAGTAGTGCAATATCAGCTGGTATTACTATGATGGATGCTTGGTATATTACATCAACTCAAACTCATTCAAGTGGTGAAGTTTTATGGAACGCTTGGTCAAGAATTTCTGGAAGAAGTTTAGCAACTCTTGGAAGTGCCATGACGCAATCATCAGGTGTATTTACATTTCCTACTACTGGCAAATATTGGGTTTTGTTTAAAACTTATTGTAATGGAAATACTGGAACTACTTATGCTGGTGCTCAAGTTGTAAATAATGGTAACAATGCGAGTGATGGTGCCTCTTTAATAGATGCTTCTTACATAAACAGAGATAATGGTTCTGATCATAATTCTCTTATGTGCCAAGTTTTTATAGACGTAACCGATACAACAAGTAACGTATGCAAAATTAAATTTGTTTCAAATCAAGGAGCAACATCTACGTGGGCAAGTGGTACTGCTGGAATGGAAACAAAAGTATTTTTTGTAAGAATTGGAGATAGTTAATGGCTAAAATAAAAATACATCAAGCAATAGAGAGTTTAAACCCTAATGCATTTTTTGCTTATTCTCATGATCCAGAAGATGATAGAATTGAATTAATTGAAACTATTGACTGGCAACAAAATACAACTCCAATTGCAAAAGAAGATATTCTTGCTGAACAAGCTAGACTACAAGCAATAGAAGACGCTTAATGTTCTACGGCGCAGCAGCATATGCGACCGAAACATTTTCGCAGGGTCCTTCATCATTTGGCAGCATAGTTGTTGTACCTACAGGGGTACGCGCAACCTTTGGATTAGGCACTGTCACTGTAACTGGTAACAGTTTTATTGAAGATGTACCAGGTGTTCGCGCTACTTTTGGAGTAGGTGCACTTACCATTACAGCAGATTCCAATATAGTTTTAACAGGGCAAAGAGCTACTTTTGGTCTTGGAACAATCATAGTAACGGGTGATGCTAATATAACTTTAACAGGAGTTCGCTCGACATTTGCTGTTGGAGCTGTTACAATAGAATCTAAATACGACGTAACTGGTGTCAGAGCCACTTTCGGAGTAGGAGCAGTTACTGTAACTGGTACAGCCACGGTAACATTAGACGGAGTAAGGGCTACCTTTGCAGTAGGGACACCTAAACTAACAATATGGAACGGTGTGGATGACTCTAATACAGACATCTGGACAGTTGTACCAACAGGTTAAGGATAAAAATGACAGACTCAACAATATTAAAAATAGATCTTCAAACTACTGGGTCCAATTCTGGAACTTGGGGTACGAAAACAAATGAAAACTTACAAAAAGTAGAAGAAACATTAAAGGCGTTTATAGCTGTTCCTATTACAGGCTCAACAACAACGCTATCTAACCCTAGTGGTGGTAATGGTGCAGCTTCACAGACAGCGAAAATTACTCTTAAAATTACAGGCACTTTAGGTGCAACGACAACGGTAGAAACAGCAGCTAGTGTTGATAACTTTTATTTAATAGAAGATGCAACAACAAGAGCTGGTAACGCACTATTGTTTGGACCTAATGGTGGAACTAAAATAACACTAGTAGAAGGTGCAAAACATTTAGTCTTTGTCGATGGAACAAGTAACGCAGCATTTGATGTTTTTAGTGACATGGGTAATGTTAAAGCCAACGGCACGTTAGAAGCAACAGGAGATGTTACCCTTAACGGCGGTGACCTTACTTTTAATGCTGCTGGTGCGAACAAAGATGCAACATTCTCTGGACAGACACAAGCTAATTTAATTAAAGTAGACGCGAGTACAGACCGTGTAGGTATTGCAACTAACTCACCTTCTACAACTTTAGATGTAGCAGGAACTTTTAAAGCAACAGGTGCTATTTCTTTAGAGGGCACAACGACAACAGCTATTCTTAATGTAACAGACGCAGCTTTCACGTTTAATGATAATGGTGGAAACCATGACGCTAGATTTGAAGGCGATAATGATACAGCTTTACTAATGGTAGACGCAAGTTCTGATTTAGTAGGTATTGGAATAGTAACACCAGCACTAGGTAAATTAGAAATTAATCAAAATAGTGCAACTGGAGCAATTGCTTGTTTAAATTTAGACCAAGATGATACGGACCAAGAATTTATATACTTTGATGGTACATCAGCTGGTAACAGCACAGCTAGTTTATCCTCCTCTACAGCCACAGCGGCTAATAAAGTAGGGGCTATTAGAGTAAACATTAATGGCACAGATCGTTGGATTAGATTTTACGATACAGCCGAGTAGAGTTAAATGACTCTAGTAAAAGTACCAATAGCACCAGGAATAGACCAACAAGACACCGAGTATGGTGCTGAAGGTAAATGGTTCTTTGGTAAAAATGTTCGTTTTAGATATGGACTTCCAGAAAAAATAGGTGGCTACACTACAGTTACAACGGAAACTTTAATAGGAGCAGCGCGTGGTATTGTTGATTGGTTTGACCTTAGAGGAGAACAATATTTAGCGACAGGTACAAATAAAAAATTATATGTCTACCAGAATAATGCTTGGTATGACATTACTCCAACACGTGCAACAGCAGTAGGCAACATTACAGGTTTTGTAACTGTTAATAATTCACCTACTGTAACAGTAACTGATGCAACTCACGGAGCAATAGAAGGAGACTTTGTAACCATCACAGCCGTTAGTGGTGCAGTTAATGGCATACCTTCAGCTACATTAGAAAATAAACAATACGAAATAATAGAAGTTGTTGACACTAATAACTATAAAATTACAGCAACAGCTGATGCAACAAGCACTGGTGCTTCAACTAGAACGGCAACAGCAGCTTATGAAATTAATACTAACCCTGCTACATCCATAGCCGGATACGGTTGGGGTGCTGGAACATGGGGATTATCAACATGGAACACAACACGCGCTGGTCTTGCAGCTCCTAACTCAGTACAATTAGATTCAGGTAAATGGTCCTTGGACACTTGGGGTGAAGATTTATTAGCGTGTCAGTTTAATGGCTCTCTATATTATTGGGACACATCAGCTAGTTCAGGCACACCTGTGGCAGCAACTATACTATCTAATGCGCCTACACAGAACAGATTTTCTCTTGTATCAGGAACAGATAGACACGTTATATGTTTTGGAACACAGCTTATAGGAACAACAACGCAAGATGATATGTTTATTCGTTGGTCAGATCAAGAAAATGAAAACGATTGGACACCAACAGCTACAAACACTTCCGGCTCACAAAGATTAACTGATGGTAGTAAATTAATTACTGCACAAAGATCACGTGGTGCAATACTTGTATGGACTGATACAGCTTTGTATCAAATGCAATTAGTAGGTGCTCCATTTACATTTGGTTTTTCCCAGTTAGGTTCTGCATGTGGTGCAATAGGATTACACGCAGCAGTAGAATCTAATGGTAATGCTTTTTGGATGGGTAAAGATTCTTTTTTCGTCTTTGATGGTTCTGTTAAAAAAATACCTTGCAGCGTGGAGGATTATGTATTTACAAATATAGACCAGGCTTCACAAAAAGATACGTTTGCTTGTCTTAACAGTGAATTTAATGAAGTAACTTGGTTCTATCCATCTAGTGGCGCTTCCCAAATAGATCGTTATGTTACTTTTAATTATGAAGAACAAACTTGGTCCATTGGAGATTTATCAAGAACATCATGGGTTGATAAAGGTGTGTATGATTTTCCTTACGCATTAGATTTTGATCCTAACAGTGCAACAACACCAGTCGCTCCTCTTTCTCCAGCTACATTAATTTCTGGAGTAACAAATGGTAGAGCTTTAATGTATGCACAAGAAAATGGAACCGATGCTAACGGTGCAGCTTTAGAATCAGAATTAAATTCTGGTGCTTTTGTTATACCCCAAGCAGGAGAAAACTTAATGTCTATTAGAAGATACATACCAGACTTTAAAGTTATAGCTGGGAATGTAAACGTAGATTTAATCTTTAAACTATATCCTACATCATCAGCTGTTACTATACCCCACACAATTACATCTGCTACAACTAAAATAGATACACGTGCACGTGGACGACAGGCTCAAATTAGTATAAAGACTACAGAAACAGGATCGAATTGGCGCTATGGAACGTATAGAGCCGACGTACAACCGGATGGGATGCGATAATGGCACAGATAATTTTACCTAGAACACCACAGGGTCCACTAGAATATGATAAAGTTCAAATAGATAAGTTAGTGGCTAACGTAGAACAATTAATTTTATTACTTAACAGTACTTACACTCCGGAAACGTTGCGTAATGATGATGAAGCATTTGCGTGGTTCAATGGGTAACGTATACACAAATTATAAAGCAGACTTAGCTACAAATACAAATCCAGTTGTGCTTTACACAGTGCCGGATAAGATCCAAGCTGTTATTAAATCAATTAGGGTAAGTGATGATTCTGCAACTGGTAGTACTATCACAGCAACGATTACAGATGTATCCGCAGCTGTCTTTAATTTAGCCCACAATGTGGTGGTAGGGGCCAATGTTCCCGTTGAATTATTGACTGAGCCTTTAATAGCTAAGCAAGGAGAGATAATTACAGTCACTCCAGGAGCAGCAGATAAATTACACGTAGTACTTTCTGTACTTGAAATTAATAATAATACTTGATATAAGGGGTAAACATGCCTATAAAAGATGATAGTGTAGTAAAATGGACCATGGTCAACGGGGAAAAAGTTCCTGAAATTGTTGTGCCAGCCGAAGTAACTATTACTAATACGAAAACAGGAAAACTATACGGCTCAGATAAAGAAGCTGAAGACGATGTGGCTAATCCTGCAACTGATACAGAAATACATCACATTAGACGTGATGTTAAAGTGTCTGTAGCAATCCACAAAATAATTAAAAGTATAGTAGGAAGTTTATAATGGGATTTTTTGATTCAGCCTTAAAAAACATAGTTAAAAAAGCAAAGCCTTTATTACCTATTGCAGCAATGGCAGCTGCTCCTTATTTATCACCTAAGTTAATGGCGTTAATGGGTGGTGGAGGAAA